GTGTCGTTGTAGATCAGTGCACCCATTGCCGTGATCGTAGCTGTGGTAAAACTAATATCAGCAAAATCGGTGAAAGCGGTCGTACCAGAGGTGCTCGGCGCAACTTTTGTGAGAGCTCCGCCACCCGCGGTGTATGAACCACTGTTAGCAACTTCGCCGGTAGTAGTGTACGCGGTCGTTGCTGCCCCAAGAGTTGCCGTAGTGCCAGACTTGCCGCCACCACCTTCTGCGTACAAAGCCAACTTAAAAGCGTTGCCGTTTGTTGCAAAGTTATGTGTGCCCAACATCAACTCCTGCTTAAATGCTGTACACATTGCTTGTGCGATTGCCATTACAATCTCCCTATAGCTTTAGCTAGCTCATGTTGCCCCGCCTCACGAACTTTCGCGCAAATAGTAGCACGTTCTTCTTTTCTAGCCAACTCCACATAATATTGCACCAAATTACGGACCCTGTCTTTAAATGCTTCTGCCTGTAACCGAATGGGCTCGGGAGCCTCGTCCGATATATACATGATTTTGTCCGCGGCCATGTCTGCTATCTGATCGTTGGACAAACCGCCGTTTTCTGATGTGATTATGTTAACTGACCCTACAGTTCCTATGTTTACCTCAAACATGATCGTGTCTCCCAAAAATCACCGGGTCAGAGGCTTCCACCGGCTCGGGGGCCTCTATTTCCGATTGCTTAGTTATCAAAAGATGGCCGTCCTGAACAGTTTGCACCAAAGGGTCTTCTAATCGGTGATAACCATACAACTTCTCATTGTCCGGCACGTTGGTGTCTAGAAGCCCAGAACGGTGAGCTACTTCTAATTTTATGCCTTTTGATACGGCAATAGCGCACCAAAATTCAACACAAGCCCGGCCAGACTCCGCCATGTTTACGTTTTTGTACGTAAAATCTATGCCGTACAGGCATATCTTCTCTACCTGCTTCCAAACAGCATATGCCACCGCATATGCCACAGTGTTGTTGAAGTAACAAAACCCCGTATCCTTTGCCACAGACTCCAACGGATACGGTTCTATAGCGGGGAAATCAGGATGCGTTGTACAGGAATAAATGGGGTTTGTGTTTTTTGCTAAAAACTCTCGGGCTATACCCGTCTGTGACCCGGCGTTTTCAGTATCTATAAACCGATAAACGGGGTCCATCATAAACGTCCGGTCAACGTGGATCACGCCGCCAATACAGTTTATTCCCCATATTTCATCAAATTCTTGCGAAGCAACTCTAGCGGATATGTAGTCTGCGTAGCTTCCGCCTAAACCAACGATAGCAATTTTCACGAACGGGCCCTTCTTGGTAGCCCCTGTCTGTTAGCATCATCGTTCTCTCTAGACTCACCCAGATCCTTGAGACGTACCAAAGATTCTACGAATCTTTCGCTGTACATCTTCAATACATCCGGCTCACCCTTCATAAAAGTGTAAGCCTCGACAAGACTTCCGTATAGCATGGCGTTAGGGGCGTTAACGCTCAAATACGTGGTAGTAGTGTCCGCAGTGGTAGAAACCACGGTTCCCGTAGCCCCGCTCGTCCCGCCTGTGACTGTCTCACCAACAGTCAGATCAGTGCTAGGAAGAACAATCTTCATGGTCGTAGAAGTCAAAGCTTCTTCTATGGTAGTTGTCGCTCCGCTTGTGCCCCCGGTTAATGTCTCACTGTCTACAAAAGTTCCGCTTACGCTGCTTACCGTCAAAGTAACAGTAGACGCTGTTAGACTAGCGGGCCTGTAGTAATAGTGAAGTTCCGCTGAATAAGCGGCATCTGGAGTGGGAGATAGCATAAAGTTTTGGTAATCGTAGATACCATAATATTTAGGCGTTCCGGTTGTCGCAGAGTTTGGGTTGTACTCTTGCAAGAAATTTATGTCTTTAAACAACAAGAACTGTTTGGAGCTAGAGTTCTCTATCGACAAGCTGAAAGAAGCTAAATAATCATTTGGAACCGCTAGAAACTGGTTTCCAGAAGTGGTTGTTCCTGTCACGTTTTTACGGAAAAACTCTAAATCCACACTTTTAAATATGCGCTCTTCTGCCGACGTAATGAAGTCAACCAAGTGCTTTACAAAGGTGCTTTCTTGGTTTTCGGTGTAGTCCTTTATGGCGGACTTCAATGTGGTATAGGTGTAACTCACGACACACTCACAGTAACAGTTCCGACCTTGCCCTCGGCCTGCGGAATCCGTTCATATTGTAGCGTAGTTAAGTTAAAAATAGGAAACTGCGCTTTAGCGTTGAAAATATTGTTAGTGTTTGGCCGAGCCTCTTTAAGAGTTTGTGGGTCATGTATCTTCCTAAACGGGCCCAACTGAGGGTGTTTTCGCTCAAACTCGTCCTTGCCGACAATCAACCCGTTCCACTCTTTACGCATGTCTTTATACCGGTACTCAAGCCCGGAGCGGTCTGATATTGCCTTGGCGTGTTTTCCTGTAGCATACCTAGCCATCAGTTTGTCCTAAAGTAAGCGTATTCAGGAGTTACGGTAAAGCTTGAGCGGTCCCGGTCTTCGCCCATAGCGCGTTCAAACTCTTCTTCATAGATAGCTTTTAACATTTGAGTGCGATTCGGAGCTCGCTTCAAAGAGATGTAATACGCCAGACCCGCAGCTAGGCACGGGTAAAATCGAAAGGGAACGTCCATAGTGTTGATAGCCGTGTCCCCGTCATCAATACGAGTCAAGGCGTTATACACGATAACGTCCGTGCTGTTTTCGGGGGTCGGCCACACGCGCAAACTTGGCGTGACTTGGCGGTCTAGGAAAAATTGAGTGGGCCTACCTGTGGTAGCCTTACTAGGGATGTTAAGATCATCGTCGCGACTAACCCGAGTCAACGCAAAGTCTGTGCTACTGCGAGTTACAACGGCACTTAATATGTCAATCACGTCGGCGGATAAAGCGTATGTTCTGGTGCCAGAAGTAAGAGCCTGCGTCCTTTGAGCAATAGTCCACTGGTTTAACCCGCGGTTAGCCCATTCCGCTAACATAAGGTTCAAAGAGCGTCTAGCAGTGGTCAAATCGTAACCGGTTTTTACCTCTAAACCACAGCGTTCAAAAGCTTCTTCGACGTAATCTGCTACATCTAACTCAAAATTTACGCTTCCAGAGACCGCCATTACTCATCTTTCGCGTACAAGTTATCAAAAATCTGATTTACATCCATAGTATAGTCTAAATCAGATTTTGAATAGTGTATATGCTGTGACGGCAAGAAGTCAGGAGCGCCCTGCCCTGTCTCAAACCACGCAGGATGTGTAACACGAACTCGGTTATTAGGCAACGCAACGATATTTCCGGTCCACTGACCCGCATCTAAAAGCTCTAAAACATGGCTTTGTTTGTGCTGCGCCGGATCGTCTGCTATCTCGCTTTCCGTGTAATCCACTGTGAAATAGTATTTAGCCGGGAAAAAATCTGGCCCTATTTTAGCCAACCAAGGACAGGGGTGCGCTCTATCCAAACGATAAACAGCATGGGTATGAGACATACAATCCCACGGTTGAGCGAAGTGAACCGGCATAGGTTCAGGCCACTCCTCTAACGGGGTGTCTCCAACTAAGGCTGTAATGGGCATACGAGCCCACATTGCCCCGCCATGAACATTTGGATCATCTGTGCCGTCTGTCTCGCAGCCGGTAAAGATCATCTGAAAGCTCAAACAACGACTTGGCATAGTCGTAACCGCAATCGCCATAGCGTGAATAAACTCGCCGTGGTAATTTTGGTGGTTACAAGTATACTCTCTCCGCACCCAACATTTGAAATGCGGAATGTTACTTTGAAGATATGGCAAGCTACTTTACCTTGCCACCCTTGGCGTAACCCTTCTTCATCATGCCGCCACCGGCCATCTTCTTGACTTTGCCGCCTTTGGCGTAGCCTTTTTTCTTCATCATGCCGCCACCGGCCATCTTTTGAACCTTGCCGCCTTTAGCCATGCCCTTTGGCTTTTTGCCTAAAATCTTACGACCTGCCGTCGCACCCGCGCCCGCAGCCACTAACGAACCCGGACCTGCTTTTGCGCCGCCCGCTAGTTTTGATCCCACTCTTGCACCGACAAGGCTCGCTGCATACTCGTCCATACTCATAAATTCTTTAGCCATTTTTCGCTCCTATGCTAGCTAACTGAACCTGTTGTAATCTTTCTTCTGCCGGACATCACCGCCCCGCACCCCCGTGCCACTACGGACCCCGGAATAGTTTTGCCTTTGTATGGCCGTTTTGCAGTTGTCGTTGGTACGGCAACACCGCCATTCCCCATCTTTCGGACTTTAGCTGCTCGTGTGTTAGGTACAACGGTCTTTCCTTTAGCGCCCGCTTTCTTCTTTTTTCGGGCTGTGGTGGCTCTTTCTGCCTTACTAAGACTTTGAGCTTTAGCGCGAGGTAGGCATCGGTCAGGGTTTTTCTTATCTTTTGAAGTGCCGCACTTACCTTTGATAGAGCCATCACTGCCTATCCTTACCCAGTCCTGCTTCACCCACTCTTTAAGCTGACCCATTACTTGCCCTTTGATTTTTTAGCGTAGTTGGGGTCTTTACAGTATTTTGACGCGGCCATGTTCGCATAGGCCGACGGGTATGTATCAAACGTCCGCTTAGCCCATGCCTTTCCTTTCGGACAAATTTTGCCACCACTTTTTACCTTTCCGCCTTTTTTCATGCGGACAGCGCCTTTTGAGGCACTTCTACGAACAGGACATGCTCCTGCCCCCAATCTGACAGCACTGGTCATTTAAAACACCTTCTGCACTACTGCCGCAGCTACAATTAACCCGGCTATACCCCAAAGACGCTGATCTAACTTATCCAGTTGTTTCTGTATTTGAGCATACCGGCTACCGCACTCTTCTTCGTGCTTTTCCAAAAGTTTTAAAACGTCATCGGCTTTCATTAACACTTCCACCTTTTACGAGCCTGTCTCAAACGGCTATTCGGATCTTTCGCCGCCTTTGGAAACTTTTTCATTTGCCCGGCAGACCTAGCGCAAAAAGACTTACGCCGCTTCGCATCTTTGCTGCCCTTTTTAACCTTGCCGGTAACAGCCGTTTTTAACTTACTACCGGGGTTAGCTTTTCTGTACGCTGCCACACCCGCTTTTGTCATTCCCGCCCCAGATTTTGTGGGGCGAAAATTCTTTTTGTTTCGCGGCGGCATTTTTGCCTTACGGCTAGCCATGAAAGAACGTCATCATATCAATGGTGGCTATGGTGTATTGAACGGACATACCATTATCAAACAGCACCCCCTGTTCTGGAATCGTTCTATCTACCGTGGTGTTGTCGGTCCCAATCGTGCGAGATTTAAACAGGGTGGTTCCGTCTTCTGGAGCACCGTTAATAAAATTAACAACGCCTGCGGTGCCCCCAGAAACAATCGAAAAGCCCTTCAAACGTATTCTGTTTTTCCCCTGTATGGCTTCGGCACAAAGGTCACCTGATCCAACCGTGATGTTAGCAGCATATTTTGCAGAACATTCCACCGCGGTCACCGTCAAGAACAGCTTTGTGCCTGCCACCGCCTCTGCACTACCTGTGGACGTAATGACCTCCGTCATAGCGTCTCCGAAAACGTCTGTTCCTGTGATTGTGCAGGTTTTAGCGTTATCACCAGTGCCACTCGTGGTCACGGTAACATTTCTGGCACCCCCACCAGCAAACGTGGTTTGTGCCATGGTCGCGCTAGTATCGGGCCTAGCGGCTGTTACAAGACGATCTGGATCTGATGCGTTCTCATCGCTAATGAGTTTTGCAGTCACTACTGTGCTGGACATTTTAAACTCCTCTATAAAAGGAGAGGGGTTTTACCCCCTCTCATTATTAAGCTTCGTAGCCCATCAGTTCGATGAAGAGTTTGCCAGCGGTATAGTCGGCATCAGTG